CGACGCTTCTGGAAGTGCTGCAGGGCAATCGACTCGATCCTTGCACAGACGCATCCTGTAGACGAGGTGGTGGTTGTCGATAATGGCTCGCCGGAACCAGAGTATCACTCGCTGCATGACCGCTACGCGGATACTGCGGTGCCAATCACCGTTGTGCGGCTGTCACGTGGCACGCACACGCAGGAACCACTGCGCGACGACGCCGGGCGGGAAATTTCCATCGCGTGTCGAGACACCACAAACGTCGGATTTTGCCTCGCGCGTGGCGACTGGTTCGCGATGTGCCACGATGACGACGAGTGGATGCCACACCGCATCGAGCGGCAAGTGCAGGCAATGCAGCGGCATCCAGAATGCCTGCTTTTTAATGCCAGCATCATCAACAGAACCGAAGACGGTTGCGTTCACGGCATACACCACGACTACTACGGGCCGCACGGAGTGCAAGCGTCAGAAGGCGTGACAGACGTGACTGGGTGCGTGCCGCACTTCAACCCGATGGCAGTGTCAGCCCTGCTTTTCTCCAGAAAGCTGACAGACGCGCTCGGCGGGTGGCAGCACTGGGTGCCAGACGATCTTGGCATGGCTATGCGACGGCTGGCGGCGAGTGACTGGGATTTCTACCGGCGTGCTGCCACTACAACGCGACTGCTACGCCTAGACGAGCCGCTTGTCTACTACGAAGTCGGCAACGTCAAGCACGAGGGGCATATGAGCTATGCCTAAAGTCGGCATTTACGCTCTGGCACAAAACGAGGCAAAGCACGCCGCCGCGTGGGCGGAATCATGTGCGGATGCCGATGTGCGGGTAGTGACCGACACGGGCTCGACCGACGGCACGCAGGGTATCCTCGTGCAACAGGGTGTGACGGTGTGCAACGGGTACGTCTGCCCGTGGCGTTGGGACGACGCCCACAACCTGAGCCTCAACCACCTGCCGCCCGACATCGACATCGCCATCCGGCTGGATCTGGACGAGCGAATCCTGCCCGGCTGGCGGGAGGCTGTCGAAAGAGCGTGGACGGGCGATGTGAACAACCTCCGCTACCGCTACGCCTGGTCGCTCAAGCCAGACGGGTCTCCGGGTCTGGTCTTCTACTGCGACCGGGTGCATGCCAGGCATGGCTTTCGGTGGGCGCAGGCAACGCACGAGGGGCTGATGTGCTGGACGGGAGACAAAGTGCAGGCAATCGCCGAGGGGCTTGAGGTCCACCACCACCGCGAGCCCGGCAAGGTCCACAAATCCGACCTGACGCTATTGCGGGTGGCGGTTCGAGAGGCACCAGGAGACGCTCGTGCCCAGTGGTATCTGGCACGTGAGATGAGCTACGCCGGGCTGCCCGAAGCCGCTGCGGAGTTCTTGGCGTATCTCAAGATGCCAGGCGGGCAGGCGACGGAGCGTGCCTACGCCCGCCGGTATCTCTATCTTGTGACGCAGGACGAGCGGCAGCTGCACCAGGCGACCGAGGAATGCCCCGGAGAGCCTGACGCTTGGGAGGCGTTGTCGCTGGCCCGCTACCGCCAGCAGCGGTGGCAGGAGTGCTACGAGTTCGCCACGCGAGCTATAGAGGCAGGCGACCCCGGCACCCATGCCACAGACCCTGATGCCAAAGGCCGGGCGTATGACCTCGCCAGCGTCTCTGCGTGGGAGCTAGGCAAACGTCCCGAAGCCCTCACGTTGGCACGGCAGGCGGCGACAATGCTGCCGGCGGACGTTCGCATACGGCAAAACGTCGCCGCCATGGAGCGACATACCGATGGCTTCGTATCTGCGTGAGATCGCCCAAGGCGTAGCCGATGGCCTGGACGCCGCCACGTTCGCCTCTGTGGCCACGCAGCCTACGGTGGAGCGTCGCAACTGGGCTCGGGTCGATGCGGCTGACATGGCCGATCCGGTGGTGTTTGTGACGCCCGGCCAGGCCGACACACAACGCATCAGCCGGGGCGTGACGCAGGTCGACTACCAGGTACTCGTCTACATCGGCCGGCGTGTGGAGACTGAGGCAGACGCCGACGACATGCTGGATCTCGCCGACGAGATCCTGCTGTATGTCCGGGCGCACTCATGGGGCGAGCAGGTGCAGTTTCCAGAAGACGTCACAAGCCCGCAGACGGTGTCGATTGCAATCAACCCTGACGACGCCCTGAATGAGCGTAACGTGTGGCGGGCTGTCATCACGGCGAGCTACCGGGTGTTTCAGGCGGACGAACTGCCGGAGGCGTAGTGGCACGCTTCAAGGGCAAGACCAAGTTCAACTGGGACAAGCCGGGGCTCAAGCGGCTCGTCGGCGAAGCAGCCGCCAAGGCACTGCAAAACGCCGGCATGGACTGCCGCAGGTCGGTGCAGCGGCAGATGGTTGGCAGCTCGACTCCCAGCGGTCGCCGGCCGCGAAAGAATCCGGTCTTTCGGCAGTACGGCACGAAGGACGGCATTCCGCTGGTTGGGGCTATCTACCGCGTCGCCAGGGAAGACAAAGTTTCGTCATGGGCGCCGATGGCGTTCCTGCGAAACGACATACAAACGGATTACGACAACACCACCAAGTCAGTGGTCATCGGCCCGTCAAAAGAGCCGTGGATCAACCAGTTGCATGAGTTCGGCGGCACGGTACATGTGTACGTCAACCACGGCCAGTACCCGTCGAAGACGTTCAGACGCCGCAAGCTGCCACGAAGTCTGCAGGGGAAAAACGGTGCGTACGTGGGCATGCTGTCCAACGTGCCGTACGGGACAAACAGCACGTACATCGGCACCCGCAGCGTCAACGGGCGCGGCTACATGGAGATCGGGCTGCAAGCCATGATCCACCGCATTCCGAGACAGTTTCAGGACACCATCCGCAGCAGCGGTGGAAGTCTCGGACGCTGACGCCACACCCCCTCAAGGAACGCTGTTGGCAGTCGTAGTTTGGCGACATCCCCCCCGGAGGATCGCCAGACATGCCTTTTACCATCGTGCTCGGCAAAGACGTCACCATCTCTGGTGTCGCAAATGCCCGCAGCGTCACCGTCTCGTCCAGTGCGTCGGAAATCGACGTCACCAAGTTCGGCGACACGGCTCGGAAGTTTCGCCGAGGCTTGATTGAGCAGACCGTCGAGGTCGAGTGCATCGATTCCCCCGGCGTGTCTGCCGGCGGCACGTTCACTCTCGGCGGCACCGAGACCGGCGATGTGACGTACGTCGTCACGAGCGTCGCCCAAGACCAGCCGCTCGACGACATCATCACTTTCTCCGTTTCTGCCCGCCGCGTCACCGGCCCAGCCTAACCAGGAGCAACACGACACATGGCGATTACGCTCGGCCGCAACGCGGCCACCGCGCCTCCGGTCGGAGGCAACATCATCTCGGCCGTCTATACCTCCGAGTGCGACACGATTGACATTTCCGACCGCACCACGGGCCAGTACCGCGCGACCGCGGCCGGGTTCACCACGAATATGTGGGAGATCGAGTGTCACGATCCCGCCAACCTCATGACGGAACTCGGCACGGTTGAGACGTCTGGATGGCAGGTCATGTCGGTCACGGAAAACATCACGCTCGACGGTGCCGTCACGTATCAGGTGACGCTCAAGGAAGTGTCGTAGTGCATGGCCACCATCACGCTGGGACGCAATTGCACTCTCACGGCCGGGGATCACTCGGCCGGCGTCCGTAACGTGACGGCCACCGAGACGACGCAAGAAATCGAGGTGCGGCCATACGGCTCACGCGAGATCCATTCGTACACCACGGGCTACAGCGTCGAGGTGCAGGTCGAGACGATTGACGGCGATTTCGTGGATGCGGCGGTGACAGCGTGCGAGGCAGGTGATGAGGTGGAAGTAAGCGGCACCGGTTTCGCGTTCACGGGCGTGGTGACAAACGTGACGAACAACCAGCCGCTCGATGACGTGTGTTCGTACACGATCACGTTCAAGAAAACGGGGAGCTACAGGTGAGAGAGTTCCGAGACGATCAGGGTAGGCCGTGGCAGGTGGCGTTGACTGTCGCAGCAGCCATGAGGGTGAAGGATGCAGTCACGGTGGAAGTCGACGGCGAGAAAAAGCCGTTTGACCTGGTCGACGTTGCCAGCATCTCGCAGACGATGCAGGTGCTGCGTGGGCAATACACCACGATTGCAGAGACGCTCTACGCCATCCTGCAGCGGCAAGTCGCCGACAAGAAGCTGACCAAGGAGGATTTCCTTGACGGCCTGCGTGGCGATGCACTCGACGCTGCGGCGAAGGTACTTGAGCAGGAGCTAGTCGATTTTTTCCCGCTCCGGCTGCGACGAATGGTCGGCCTGCTCGCAGCCAAGATGGACGAGGCAACGACGGAACTGCTGCAACGGGCCGAGGAAGCGATGGCAGCGGCGACGACGAGCGACCTGCTTGCTCAGTCTGGAATGCCATCTGGGCAGCCGCAGGCATCATCGGCGTCTACCCAGGAGAGTGGACCTTCCGACAACTCGCCGCAGCCCGCGATGGCCGCTTAGAGGCGGACTGGTGGCACACCAGCAACTTGATGGCCCAGTTCTATAACGCAAACAAACCCAAAGAGAAGCCGACGGTCGACGCCTACAAGTTTCACCCTTACGCGAAGAAACCACGGCCCAAGGCCAGGCAGGCGACGCCGGAAGACCTAAAGAGATTATTCGGAGGCTGACAAATGGCATCTGCCGGCGGCATCCGAATGGGCAAGGTCTTCGTCGAGATCGGCGCAGACTCCGCGAAATTCTTTGCCGAAGTCAACCGCATCAACAAGCAGGTTGGCAAGATCGGCGCGTCGATGTCGAAGTTCGGCACTCAGATGATGGGAATGGGTGCCCTCATCGGGGCGCCCGTCGGCTTGGCGGTGCGGCAGTTCGCCAAGTTTGACGACGCCATCCGAGCGACGGCCGCCGTAACAGGCTCGCTCGGGCCGCAGGGTGCCGCAGCGTTCGCCATGCTGAACGACAAGGCACGCGAGCTCGGCGCCACAACCAGCTTTACGGCGGTTGAGGTCGCCAACCTGATGACGGAACTCGGGCGTGCTGGCTTCAAGCCGGACGAGATCAACGCCATGACCGGGGCGGTGCTCGACCTGGCACGGGCCACGGGCACTGACGCGACGCGATCTGCCGGCATCATGGCGGCCACATTGCGTCAGTTCGGGCTGGGCGCCGAGGAGGCCGCCAGAGCTGCGGACGTCCTCACGTACACCGCCAACAACACCTTCAACACCGTTGACAGTCTCGGCGAATCGCTCAAGTACGCCGGTCCAGTCGCCAAGAGTCTCGGCATGTCGCTCGAGGACACGGCGGCGATTCTCGGCGTTCTTGGCAATGTCGGCATTCAAGGAAGCGAAGCCGGCACGGCGTTGCGGCGGTTGAGCGTGATTTCGGCAGGCACAGGCGAAAAGCTCAACAAGCTGTTTGGCATCGACAACATGGACGCCGCCGGCAACCTGAAGCCGCTCGTGCAGATTCTCGACGAAATCAACACTGCAACCACATCCATGCCGGTTGCTGAGCGAACGGCCAAGATGGCTCAGGCGTTCGGGCTGCTTGGCATCACGTCTGCCAACGTGCTGTCGCAGACCGCCGGAGGCGTGCGGAATCTTCGCGCTGGCTTAGACACAGCGGCCGGCACTGCCAACAACACTGCCAAGGCTATGGATGCCGGACTAGGTGGTGCATTGCGTATCATGCTGTCAGCCGTAGAGGGCACCGCCCTGGCGATCGGCGACGCACTGGCGCCATCATTGATGAACGCCGTGAACTTCATGGAGCGCGCATCAACTGCTGCAACGGCGTTCGTCAAGGCTAATGGCGATGTAGTGCTGTCGGTGGCGGCTGGAGTGCTCCAGTTCTCTGCGATGGGCGCCGCACTGTTTGTCGTCGGCAAGGGGGTGGCGGCAGCCAGTGCTGTTTTCGGCACTTTGCTATCTGTCGCTGCGGGTGTCGCTGCTGCGTTCATGGGTGTCGTGACGACACTTGCCGGAATCCTTGCAGCTACAGCGTCTGCCATAGTCGGTATCGTGTCCTACGGCGCGGCCAGCGTCGCGGCAGCCGTGGCGTCTGGTGCGGCATGGTTGCTCGCCAACAGCTTGATACTCGTGCAAATTGGTCTGCTTGGGCTGGCGGTTGCGGACCTGTTTCGCTACCTCGGCGGCGTAGAGCTTGTCTCTGATGGCATCGCAGGTCTTGCCGCAACCGGGCGAAATGCCATTGGCGTGCTGTCGCAAATCGGCGTCATTGGCCGCGAAGCGTTTGCGTCAATCTACGAATCCATCATGGCAGGCAACCTCGAAGGCGCAATGTCTGTCGCATTGCGAGGCATGGAAGCCGCCTTCCGCACGTTCTCTGCCAATTTCATGAACATGGTCGACGAGTGGGGCGCTAATCTCGTTAACGCCTTTGACTACTGGATCAGCAACATCCCATTTTTGCGTTTTGCGGCGTTCGACAAGTTTGAGTTCTCTCTGTTTGGCTCAAGCGAGAATGCGCAGACACCGGGCCAGCGTGCGGAAGAGCGATTGCGGAAGGTGCGTGAGAACACGCAAGAGCGAAATACTGGGCTGAAGGACGCTAGCCAGCGGTTTCAGTCCGAGTTGGGCACGCAACGGACGAGAAACGTCCTGATGTCGCAGACAAACGACGTCATCGGTGGTGTCGAGGCAGCCAAGACACTGGACGACCTTCGCTCAATCGCCGACGAGTTCTTCACGCTCAAATCCATGGGCGGCGTGTCTCCAGAGCAGGAGAAGCGATACATGGACGCCGCCAATCAGGCGGCTGAAAAGCTGACGCCGACAGCAGTAGGCGAAGAGTCGCCAGCCGCCACAAAGAAGCCACAAGTCGAGAGCCCAGAAGAACGCGCCCAGAGGCTCGCCGAGGAGCGTATGGCTTTGCAGGACCAGATCTCTCGCCAAGCAGAGACCGTCGGCACGTTCTCTGCGCAGGCTGCGTCTGGCATGGGCTTTGGCGGCACAGTGTTTCAAGAGCAGCTAAAGGAACTCAAGGCGATCCGCAAGGAGCTTGAGGAAGACATCAAAGACGAGGTTTTAGCCTGATGCCCGTCACATTCGTCGAAGACAACGAGTCACGTTCCGCCACGATCGTCCGCAAGGGGCTGCGCGGCGACTCGACCTATACGAAGTCATGGAAGGCATTTGGCACGAGCGACGACAGCGAACTGCACCTGGCGATCAACACGCAACTGTCACAGCTCTACGGCTGGCAGTATCCGAATCAGCCGGGCGCGCAGCTGTGGGTCGAGAGCTATACCGTCAGCTACTTGGGCGACGAGGCGTGGCAGGTCACGGCCAATTACAAGAAGACTGGCATCGAGAACGACGAGCAGCGCGATCCGCTGAAGCGGGCGCGGCACTTTGACACGACCGGCGGCACGCAACACAAGACGCAGGCCGAGGACGAGATAGCTTACGGAACAAATCCCCCAAACCAGTACAAAGCCATCGGCGTGGACGGTGACAGCGTCTCTGGCGTGGACATCGTCGCACCGGCGCTGCAGTGGACCGAGGAGTACGAGGTGCCGGCGAGCTACGTCACCGCCGGGTACATCAAGGAAGTCGCTCGCTTGACTGGCACCGTCAACAATGCGTCATTCCGCACGTTCGCCACTGGTGAGGTGCTGTTCGTCGGCTGCACCGGCTCTCAGGAGTGGGACGACCAGCGCGGCCACGGGCCGTGGAAGCTCTCATACAAGTTCGTTGCCAGTCCGAATGCAGGATCGGGGCAGACGCTGCCCGCAATCATCGTCGGCGGCATTTCAGGCATCGAAAAAAGGGGTCATGAGTACATGTGGGTGCGTTATGAGGCCGAGTCTGACAGCGCGTCAAAGACGCTTCTCAAGCGCCCGAAGTACGTGTACGTCAACAAGGTCTACCGGGAAGCAAGCTTCTCCGGCCTCGGAATCGGGGTGGCCTGATGGCTCGCTCCGACGGCCGGATCGAAAAGGGGCAATCGCTCCGCTCGGCTATTTCGGCCCGTGCGTGGAACCGGGCGCAGGACGCCGCCGACCTGGTCCTCGGCGCGCAGCCGGGATTTGAGGCCGACGGCATCCGTGGCCCCGCAGCGCCTTACACGGCAGTGTATTGCAAGGCATCAGCCGACGTCGACCGCTGGGGCGTGCTGGCGATCTCTGGCATGGAATCGACGCCTAGCGGTCCTGCCGGGCAGTTCCACGAAATGCCCGTGCTACAGGGCTCCACACCAACAACTGGCACGACGGCATTCTGCGTCGCTGTAGAGCCGATCAAGTCAGGCAGCCTCGGGAAAGTAGCCGTCGCCGGCGTCGTGCAGGTCAAGCTCGACGTCAAGAGCGAAAGCCACCAGTACGCCAAGTGCAAGGCCAGCGTCGTCGAGCTTGAGACGGCGTCGAGCGGCGAAGCATTCATACTGTGGAAGGAATCTGGCACCGGGGCCGGGAAGTGGGGGCTCGTGCGGATGGGTGGTGCGCGTCCGGTCGTTCGTGGCACATTCACCGCCCCCTGGCCAAAAGGGTCGACGGCGACTGTTACTGACGCCGCTGGCTCTGTGACGTATTCTGCGACGAACTACTTTGCCAGCTTGACCGGCAGCGGCAGTAAGGCGTGTGCAATTGCGTACGCTAATGGCGAGTGGATTCTGATCGCTGCGGAGTGCGGCTAATGCTCGGCGGAAGCTGTAGTCCGTGCTGCGGGACGCCAGACTCTGTATGTCTTGTTTTCTCGGGCAGTGGGTTCAGCCTTCCGACGACGTGGCAGGTGCAAGACATAGACGGCGGCGGTGTTGTTGACAGATCGTCGGCGACTTTTAATACGAAATGGTACGGGCAAGTCCCAGCGTCAGACATAGTGTCTGCGTTTGGCCGTAGAGTTATTGGCGTGGAAAGTTTAAATTTTTCGCCACGGAATTCGGGTGTTTTGCCGGTTTGGGCGGATGCAGTTGCAGCCGGTGCAACGTGGTACGGGCAAGCAACCTCATGCTTAAACACTCACCAAGTGACAGGTCGTTATCCACTGAACTCGAATCGGCTCCAGTATTTGTTTAGCGCAGTAGAAGGGCCGGATTCTCCGGCCTATGTTGACCTCACGGCTGCCGGATTTACATACCGTCGCCAATACACGGTGGCTTCGCTTCCGAACGTGGGAGACGAAATAACGTTTGCGCCACAGCACATAATCTCGTCGTCGCAGGGAACAGCGGGGACGGTTGTGGTGCGCAGCCTGAATACGAACGGCACGGCGGCAGGCGTGTCTGTGTTTCAAGAGGCAGACGAGGTCCAACTGAGGCTTACAGCGCGCGGACAATCGCAGACGATATCTTTTGTAAGAGCAAACGAAATACCGAACTGCTATGTCTATCTCAGCATGCCTAACTATGCGGCACCGAGATACGCTCAATCGGCAATCTTTAAGCACACCGACCAACAGCATGGCGTTTCGTGGATCGTTGCCATAGAGCCGACCTGCTCTTGGTTTGGGAAACTTGAAATACATCTTTTCGGAAAACTTCCGATACCGGGTACAAATAACCAGAATGTGTTTACGGAAGCGCAATCCATTACATTTCAAGGGCGGCTGTCCGAAGACGCCGCAGCTGCTGCTCCACACTATTTCCACAACGATTACGAAACGTCTTCGTTTGGCCAGCAAGCATTCCCAGCCTTTCCGCTTACTCTGTGGAGCAACTATCCGTCATGGTCTCGCAATAGCTTCGGCCAAATGCGTCGGCTGGAGCCGTTTGTAGTCGTAGATATCGTCGGTGTTCTGTGAACTGCCAGGTGCGTGCCGATACTCTCCGATGTGCAGTGTGCGGCAAGCGGGCGTTTTCTGCGGACGTTATCCGCAACTGCCGGCCCGGCAGCGAACCGCCGCCACCACCACCCGACCTCTCCCGCCACGACGCCCCGTCGTTCCTGACCAAGGTCAAGAATTTCGCCAGCGCAGCGGCACAGCACGTCGCCGCCGGGATGCCGATGGCGAGCGACGACGAGATCATCCGCCGGCACGACATCTGCCTGACGTGCGAGCACTTGCAAAACAACGCCTGCCAGCTTTGCGGATGCCCGGTTAGCAGGGTGGCAGGGTACGTCAGCAAATTGAGTTGGGCGGATCAGGAGTGCCCGGCGGGCAAGTGGGGCACGGCTCCATCCGCTTGACAGCCCTGCCACCCTAGTGGCATGGGACGCGCCAAGCAGCAGCCGAAGCCAGAGGCGGTGATCCTGCCGCCTGACCTCGACGACGACGAGGAATTTGCCGGCGGCGGCATCCCTGACGAAGACGGCTGGATCCACTTGCGCGAGAAGCGAAAGGAAAAGGCCAATGGTGAAGACGAGAAACCCAAGCGTCGCACTGGCAGACGCCGTAGCCGAGAGGGTGAAGCCAGCCAAGCCGGCGACGTGGATGGACCGGCTGAGCGCTGACGACCAGGCCGGCGTGCTTGAGATCCGCAGGCGGTTCCAGGCGGGCGGCTATGGCTCCGCATCATCGGCGTCCGTCGCAAGAGCACTGCGAGAGGAAGCGATTGCGGCTGGCTGGCACATCATCTCGGAGAAGGAGTTGTCAGAATGGCTGCGAAGAAAATAGCCGACAGGATCAAGGCGAAACTGCCGCCCCCCAAGCCAGCCGCAGATGCAGAGCAGGTGACGCAGTCGCAGAACGGCGACACGCTTGAAGCACGATCCACGAGCCGCCGCATCAAGACCGTCGAGGATCTGCTGCGTCACATCGAAGCGGACATGAGCCGCTTTGAGATCGCAGCCAGCGAAGCTACCAAATGGGAATGCGGAGACGGAGAAGGCGGCAGCATCGAACTGCACCGCGTGTTCGTGCGGCTCAAGCCGAAGGGCGGGCCGACGACACGGGAAGTCGTGGCAGCGATGATCGACGCTGCGAAGAAGGACATCCGCCGGGCTATACCAAAACAGGTATATGCCAAGCCGAAGCGTGACGGACTGTGGCAGGTGCTTGTCGTTGCCGATCCGCACTTTGGCAAGTACGCATGGGGCAAGACGACCGGCGGCGATGACTACGACCTTGACCACGCCGCACGCCTGGTGGGCGACACTGGCTCGCAACTGCTCTCGGTGGGTAATGCCCACAATCCCACCAGACGCACCATTGCCTTCGTTGGAGATCTCTTCCATTACGACCGGCCCGACGGGAGTACCACAAGTGGTACGCCGCTGGAGCGTGACGGGCGGCTTCAGAAGATGATCGAGGTGGGCTGCAATACGCTGCTGTCGCTTGTCACGCAGTCAGCCGATGCGGTGCCGACCGATGTCGTCATCGTCAACGGCAACCACGACGAGGTACTGACGTGGACGTTCCAGCGGATCATGCAAGAGCGGTTCGGTGGTCACAAGCAGGTGACAATCAAGCCAGACTTCACC